GCAACCGTTTTCATAGGCATCTGTACGGCTGCCTGTTCTGATATTTTAAGTGGTTTGTTAGACATTATGCTCCGTTAAATAAATCCTCTGGTGATACTTTCTTTTTTTTCTTTCTACCCATATAATGCTCTGATGGTTCATAGTCCCAACGTTTCCCATGATGACCTCTAATATCTGCGTACCACATTCTTAGTTTAACAATCCATTTTCTTACAGGTCGTGGCATTATTTATTTGGTTTTAATTTTTCTATTTTAACTTTAGTTTTTAGTAGTTCTTCTTCTTTATTTTTATTTTGTATTATTTTTAAACTCTTAACATATACTTCATAATCTGGTCTTAGCTTATCATATTTTTTCCAAAGTTTAGTAGCATCTTTACCAATCTTACCTTGGAATGGACAAGGTGTACCTGCTTGTTCCATAGCAAAGAATACTCTCTCGTCTTGGCATAATAAAGCTACAGCTGCAACTTTCATACCCATAGAATCTAGTTGTCTTGATAGTTTAATTCTTTCACAGTTTTCATCTCTAAAAGATTTACCACCAGATATTCCCAGACCAAATGTTTGAACTCCCATACTAGCTCCAGTAGAACATACATCAATACCTGATGAGTTTACTCCTGGTGCATACGCTGATGGTGGTGCAGATCTTATGTTAGATGTTGTACTATTTGTAGTTGTACTATTAGAACTAGATCCTGATTGATATGTTGTTGAACTAGTATAACCACCTTCAATAGCTGTGTTAGACCCAGATACATTTGACTGAGTGCTTCCTGCATGTGCAAGTGTTGTAAATAATAATATAAATAATATAACGAGGGTTCTCATATTTAAGTTTCAGATTCTTCTTCTACAATTCCAGCACATACAAATCTTACATATATGCTATGTTTATTAACTTCTTCCTTACCTATCTCTTCCATTTTAGCAATAGCTTGATTATACCCTTCCATCAAACAAGAGTATTCATCTTTAAATTCTACAGAAAAACGATGAGGTTTAAGACAAGCGTCAGCAGTATATGAACAAAGAAACAGCACTAAGGCAAATTTCATTTATCATATCCTGATACAATTAATTCCTTTAATTTATTCCAAAGACTTTTTAGTTTCTCTTTTATTTTCTCTATCATTGGGTTCCTTTTGTTTAGTTAATTTATCTTCTAATTTTTTTATACGTTCTTGTGCGTCTTCTAAATCTTTATTAGTATGCTCTAATTTTTGTAAACATCTTTTATTAGCTGCATCTTTAGATTTACCAGCGTCCTGTAACTCCGCAACTTCTTGGCGAAGTATACGAATCTGTTCTTTGTATTCGTTTATCAGTTCAAAACTGTTATCAGACATTTATTTTTTTCCGTTACGGAATATCTGTGTACCTTTTATACCAAAAATGCTCGCCACGACAAGGATCCATAAATTAGTGAACCAGCTGGGAAGTGTCGAAAAGTATTCAAAAAATAATTTTACTTTATCCATTGCTTCAGGATCATCACTTATAACTGCCCAAGCAAGCACAACTATAGGAGCCGAAAGAATAAGTAAAACGAACTCGTCTTTCCAGTCTGATTGTCTTGCCTCTAAAAGTTTACCCTGATAAGCCTCCTCACCACGAGCCATTTTTTCTGCATGCATAAGTTGTGCATCTGACATAGCCATCTTCGTCTTCTGTCGGTTAGAATAAATTTTACTACCAGCCTGTAGTGCTATTTTTGCTAAACTAAACCAAGCCATTTTTTTCTAACCATCCTGGTACATCAAATGATGGGCATTCTTTTCCAGCATCTACTTGATAATGCCCTATTATTTTTTGTATATCATATTTATCTTTTAGTTTCATCAATATACTTTTAAGAGTTTGAAATTGTATAGGTGCAAAATTATTCTCCCAACCCATATTAGGAGTGCCACCACCAGCTAATGCTACACCTATTGATGTGCCATTTACTGCTACTGCATGTGCACCTACAACATCTTCATCTCTTCCAACTTGTAATGTGCCATCTCTTTTAATTAAGTAGTGATATCCTATTGTATCAAATCCTCTTTCTTTATGCCATTGTGTTACTTTCTCTACATCAACATCCATATTTGGTGGAGTTTGTGTACAGTGTATTACTATTGTATCTGTTATTTGTCTTTTATCCATTATCCTAATAATCCTATTAATGTTGCTATTACTGCACCAAGTCCGCCTAATATTACATATAATATTTTATCTATTTTAGTATGTAATTTATCTACGTCTTCATGCAGGTGTTTGAGGTGGTTATTTTTTATTTGGCTAACTTCTCTTCGTAGCCCTGTAATATATCCATAAATGGATATAAGATGTTCGCTAGTTGTTTTAGGTTGTTTAGCCATTATTTTTTATCAAATAAATTAAGTTTTAGTGGTTGTTTATAATCTTCAGGTTTATATACCGAAAAAATATCTTCATATTTATCTGCAAGTTTTTCTGCTTTATTTTGTATGACTAATAATTTTTTTTCAAAAGTTTGTTCATTTATTAAGCCACGTTGATATTTTCTTTGTAAATCTGTAGCTTGTTCTTGATATGCTTTTAATTTTCTATTTATTTCTCCAGCTTTTAAATTTTCTAATTTATCTATAGATTGTGTTTCAAATTTAAATCCAAGTGCTCTAAATAAAGCAGATAATTCTGTCTCTTTCTCTCTAAATGGAGATGCTTCTCCTTTTCTAGCAGTTTGTATTCTTTGTGTAGAAAATGATCCTGGTAAAAATGGAATATTTGGTAGTAAACTTTGAAATAGTTCTTGCCCTTTTACTTTAGAATCTTCATAATCACTTACGCCTAAACCTCTTAATCTTTTTTGACTAAATAAATCATAACCTAATAATGATGATATAACCTCACCACCCAAACCAAAATTTGGTTGTATAGGTGCTGGTAAAAAAGGTAATGCTTTTCCACCTATATCAAATATATCTCCACCTGGTACAAATCTAGTTAAATCTACATAAGTTGGACCTGTAAAAGGTTCATCACCTATCTGCGGCACAGGTAATTTTATTTTTCTATATGGCATAAAATCAAATATAAATCTGCCTTTATCTTTTTCTTGCATTAAAGCACGTTCTGCTTTTTCATCACCACCACCTACTAATTCACCAAGTGAATTTAAACCATAACCCATTGCAGCATACTTAAAATATTTCCAAGGTCTAACCACAGCAGTTTCTGCAAGTATGGGAACTATTCTATATGTATATGCTAAAAACGGAGTCATTGTAAGTCTCATCCAATTAATAGCAGGTGCATTTATATTATAATCTACAAAAGATCTTCTAGCATCAAGCCCAGCCTCTGCTGCACTAAAACCTTTTGCAAGTCTATCTTGAAAAACAGATAACCTAAATACATGATCTTCAAATCTATACCAATCTGTTAATTTTGCAAGTGGATTACTTTTTAAAATATCTTTGTAAATATTTAATGATGCTTTAGATGCACTGTTCCATGCATCTCCATCAAATTTATATGGAGAAGATATTTTTAAATCTTGAATTTTTTCTAATTCTTTTGTAACAAAATCTGCATCAAATACTCCATGTTTTTGTGCTGATTCTACTAATTCAGATATTTTATTATCTTTGCCATGTTTCATTAGAGCTGAAAAAGCTCTCGGTAAATATTTAAAATCAGCATCAATTAAATCATGTAGTACAAAATTACTCATGATATTATTTGTATGAACTGTAGGGTTCCAAGCTGTTTTACTAACTTTCCATAAAGAATTTGCTTTTCTATATGTGCCCCCAAAACCTCTTGATGTTGTATTATAAAATCTAGTAGCTGAAACTAAATCTTTATAAATTTCTTCTGGCACATACATTCCAGCTAAATTACCATATCTAAATCTAGAATTAGGATTTTTTTTATCAATCTTTGTAGTTGGCATTTTTACTAATCTATCTTTTACAGCTTGCTCTAATGTATCGTATTGTGCTTTTGTATAAGTATAACCTTGATTAGCTAAATTATCATAAAATTTTAATTGTGGTAATGTATTAGAAAATGCTCTACCTGTTTCTGCTATGGCAAAAGCCGCATCCTCTATCTCCCCTAAACCAACTCTTTGAGGTTTTGTAAACTCCCATCTAATTTCGACAGTATCTTCTGGTTTAAGATTGTCATACTGTTTTTTACTTAAATTTAAAAGCTCCCATCCTCTATGACCTTCTAATTTTTGTTTTTTACCTTGAACATCTTCAAATAAATATTTTAGTTTTCCTCTAGGTCCAGGCACATCCTCTAATTCTTTTATAGGTTTTTCTACTAAAGATGTTGTAGTAAATGCTATTTGATCTTTGTAATATTCTTCATATTCTGCCTTACTAACTTTTTGATACGCACCTCTTAATCTAAGCTCTTCACCAAATTCTTTTGGTTTATCTTGGTATTTAGAATAACTTCTTTTTAAATATATATTTTTATTTCTTTCAAAAGTTGCTGGTGTTAGGATACCCATATCAACATATTCTTGTGCTACTTCAGTAATTAAATCTCTAGCTTCTTTAGATATTTTATTTAATGCTTCAGAATCAACTTTATAAATATTATCACCTTCTAATAAATTAAATAAAATTTTACTTTCATCAGCTGTTAAATTGTTTTTAATTTTATTAGATAAATTCATAAATCTAAAAGCTATATGATTTGCATGACCTTGTGAATCAGCTAATAACGTTTTATAATTTTTAGGTAAACCATAACCATCTACAAACCATCTACCTAATAAATCATATAAAGACTCAGAAATTTCTACCTCTTCATCCTCTTGATCTTTTCCAAATGTTCTTTTAATAGTTTTAACTTTACTTACAGCTTTTGTAGCCTTTAACCCAGCAGCCCCAGCTAAAAAACCAATACCCATTCTTCCTAATTTTTGAGATATAGGTGCATCATCATCAGATAATTGATATCCGTAAATACCAGAAATTGCACCTGTCCCAAATTCTGCACCTGTTAAACCTGGAACAATCCCTTTATCATCAGTTATTTTTTCATAAAATGGTCTAGTATATTTTTTTTCTATACTGTCAGTAAATTGTTTATAAAATTTTCTTATAGGTGATAACATTTTATCTTTATCTATAGGTAAATCTTTTATTCTTTCAGTATCTTGAATATCAATTTTATTTCTAAATTCTATATCTCTTTGTTTTTTACCAGCCTCATCAAATAATTTTGTTTTTTGTAAATTATTTTCAGCAGACGCTTTAATAGTAATGTCTTTATCTTTATCTCCTCGTAAACCTGGTAATCCTAATTCTACTTTTTCACCTTTAACCTTTCTAACAGCACCCCCTATTAATGGAGATATAAATGTTCCACCAACTGCTGATGCTGCAGCTTGTTTTGCTCTGGTATCTAATATACTTTCGTCATCAACATATCCTAAAGCACCCGCTAAACCTGATGTTACAAAACCATATTTAGCCATTTGATACAAAGTTTTAGCTTTGGTAACTGGTATTAACCAGCCTGCAGGATCTAATATAGCACCTCCAAAATATGCTGCTGCAATTAAATAGCCTCCTGGTCCCTCAAAACTTTCATATAATTCTTTTTGCTGTTGTCTTAACTCATTTAAAGTTTCTTCATTAGATGTTGACATTTGCTTGACACCCCTGTAAGTATCAATAAAACCTAGTTTAAAAGCGTTAGCAACTTTATTACTTAATTCCACATCTTCTGGAATACCTTTACCAAATTCTCCATTATTTAAAAACTTATCGTATGGATTAGCATCATCAGGAACTTCTAATGGCTGCGTAAAATCTACCTCTGGTGCATCATTTGATATTTTAAAATCTGTTTGACCTCTTTCATCGGCATTTAAAAATTGATCATAAGGATTTTCATTTACAGATTTTTGCTGTAAATCTTCAGTATTTAAAAACTTATCATATGGGTTTGCCATAATATTAATTTATTAAATCACTTAAATTATTAATTCCTAAATCTTTTCTTAATTGATTTTTAATTGCTTCTACTGCACTTTCGTTACCACTAGCCCTAGCTTTATCTATAGATGTTTGTGCTAAACTTACTCTAGGATCATTTAAAAAATTTTTAGGTGAGTCAGGTATATCCATAACATCTGGAATATCAGGTATAAATCTTTCACCTGCCATAGTTTTAGTTTTAGGTTTTTTAGCTTTTTGAACTAATTGAGTTGTTTTTCCTACGACTTCAGATGTTATTTTTTTACCTAAAGGTTTAGTACCATCATATTCTACTTCTGCAGTAAATGGTAAATAGTAATTTTGAAAATAATTTTCAAAGGCATATGCATCTGCATTTAATATACCCATAGGTCCGTGAACTTTTGGATCATAACCTTCTTGATATTCTTTTTTAAATGTACCACCAAATCTCTCTTGAGTAGTATTGTATTCTAATCTAGCCTTACTTTTTAAACTAGCACGTTGATCAAAATTTAAATCAGAAAATTTTATACCTGTGGTAGCATCTAAACCTAATAAACTTGCAGCGTCTGCTGGCTGTGCTGGTTGACGTGATGGACCCTCTAATGCTTGAGTTAATCTAGCAGTAGCAGTAGCTTCATCTTTTTTACCTAAAGGTTCACCAATAAATCTAGCTAATCCTTTTGGTGTTTCACCTACTAATAAATCTTTAATATTTTTAGTATCTTTTAAAACAGAATCAATATAAGCACCTCTATCTTCTAATGCTGATTTTCTAGTACCTATAAAAGATGTTTGAATTAATTTACCATAATCTTCATCACTAGCTTTATTAATTTTATCAGCTATTGTATCTATAGTATATTTATCACCAAATCTCATTCTTACAGCATTAAATAAACCTTGTTCGTTTCCAGTTTCAAATAATCCCATAGCATCCATACCATCTGCAACTTTTTGCCCATAAGTAGTTGCATACTGATTTTTTAAATTTTCTTGTTCTTTTATTAATTTTCTTTCTGCTGGTATTTCTACGCCCAGAACATGCTGAGAAACATTATCCACTACACTTGCTGCTATCTCATCTGATGCTTGTTTTTGTCTTTGTAATTCTGTAAGTGCACCTGTTGCAAAAGGTACTAAAAATCCGTTTGCCATTATTCTGCCTCCTCTGGTTTAGCTAATAAACCTTTTGCTTTTGGTTTAGATTCTACTGCAGGTTTATCTAAATTCATATTTTCCATTTCTTTAGTTTCTCTAGCTTGTTTTAACTTTAACATATTAGTTTTAAATTCTTTGTTACCAATATCTTCTAATGACATTTTTAAATTTTTAACCCCAGCTCTCATACCTATTGCTGTTATCATTTCCATTACTGCTTCAGCTAAAGTAAATCCTAAATCAGGAGTAAACTCACCTTCCATAAATCCTGCAAACACAATTGTTCTTGCTATACCTTCCACTGGTATTCCTGCCTCTAATAAATATATCATTTCCTCAACTGCTTCAGGAGTTGTCATTGATCTCCATATTTCTTCTAAAACAATTTCAGGATCTGTTTGTCTTGGTGGGTGTTCCCAAGGATAGTTACCTGGTTCATCAGTAAGAGATTGACCTGGTACAGGTGTATTAAACGGATCAAACTCTGGTGGTAATGTATTATCTCCAATTGATTTCATAAATTTCTATGCCTTTAAGTATGCTTTTGATATTACAAAGTCTTTCATTCTTGTTCTATTTTCTTTTAATAATTTTTCTGGGTCAGCTTCTGCTATAGCACCAAAAGTACTACCTCTTGCCATAGCTGGTCTTCTTTGACTCATAAATATTTTTGCGTTTGCAAATCTTGGTCTATTTCTCTGTGCTGCATTTAATGTATCGATAGTATTTTGATATGCTCTCATATAATCTTCAGATCCAGCTTCTAAAAATGCTTCTTTAATTTCTTGTTTTAAACTCTTACTACCTCTTTTTGTTTTTTGAGTATCTCTTGTATCTGGAAAAGGTAATCTGCTTGGTGGTAAATCTACTTCAACATCACCCTCGTTTCTTCTTCTTCTAGGAACTTCTTCTCCTTCACTATATAAAGATCCAAAATCTTTTGCAACATTTGATATTGCATTTCTAAATAATTTTTTTGTATCGTATGCCATTAATTACTCCTATTTATTTTGAATGTATTTAGTAAACATATTCATACCAAACTGACCTAACATTGCATACAGTGCAGCTGTTTGTGCAGAGTTTTGTAAATCAAATGCTGTAGTTCTTTCTAATGCTGCAACTGCAAGGTTATGGTTTCTATTCATTTCATTTTCAGAAGATTGATTAACCCAAGATGCTTCATCTCTCCATTGTTGCCACAATGACGATAATGCAAAGTTACTTAAGTTTAATAAGTTTTGTGCATTAGTTTGATTAGCAGCATTTACTGCAGACGTATTAGCTGTATTAATTTGTCTTCTCCAAGTTACATTTGATTGATCAATAACTCTTTGATTCTCTACATTAAATCTTTCTCTTTGACTTTCAAGTGTAGCATTAAATTGATTTAGTGCAGCTGTTCTTTGTGCGTTTGCATCAGCTATAGCTGTAGCATTTTTTGCATTTAATGCTGTAACTTTATTTGCTTCTGCATTATTAAACTGTGCTAATGCATCTGATCTTCTAGCATTTTGTTCTTGAATGTTTGTATTTAATGTGTCATAAAATTGATTGACTTGATTTTGACTTGTAGCATTAAATTGTAATGCAGCATTTCTAGCAGCATTGTCAGTTAGTAGTTGTTGTTGTTGTGCTTGTAAATTTTGTAAATTAGTTTGCTGATTATTTGATAAATTAGCCATATCCATTTGTAGATATGATTGTGCATTTATAACAGCAGCTTGTTGGTTATTAGCTAAGTTTTGAAATATAACTTGTTTGTAAGTATTTGCATCAGCTTGTGCTATTGGTATTGATGATCTTAATATACCTTCAGCTAGTGCTTCTGCTAACATTGTAGAAGAACCTAATCCTCTAGCTTGCATAGTAGCTTTAGCAGCTTCAGCAGCACCTCTTGCAAATGCAGGTAATGGCGAACCTGTACTTAAAGATTGCTGTATATCAGTAGATATATTTTCTAATTGACCTTGGACAGTTGCTCTTGGATCTATATTAGCTAATGATTGTGTAACACCTGTCATAGGGGCTGTTACAGTTCCTTGTGCAGCAGTCATTGTAGGTGCTGTACCAATAGTTGCAGCTGTAAATTGAGATGCAGTCTGTGGTGTGGCAGCTGTTACTTGTTGACTTGTTGCAGGTGTGGCTGCAGTTGCAGTTGGAGCAGTAGCAGTAGGTATTGATGCAGCTACAGTTCCAGTAACACCTGGTGTTGCTAATAATTCATTTGTTTGTACATTTTGTACAGTTGGTGTTATTGAAGCACCCTGTGGTAATGTAGGTGTACTTAATAAACTATCTATTAAACTAACAGCCTTTTTACTACTAGTCTGTTCAGACTGTGTTGGTGCTAGTGTTCCTGTTGGTAGTGTCGCCATTATCTCCCCTGTCTTCTATATTTTTTTGTCATTCTTTTTTCATCTTTATTTAAATTTTTTTTATGTCGTCTAGGTCTTTTCTTTGGTTTTGGTCGTGGTGTAAAATTTTTAAAATTAACACGAGCCATTGTAATTATGGTTTAGTTGGAAATGTAGCGTTGTTACATTTTTCAACAGTATCTTTATCTGCAGGCAGGTCCCTTAATTCCTGTCTGTATGTTTTCATGTCGTCTGACATAGTAACATCAGATAAAGCATAAAAATCTGTTTCAGCTAATAGTCTATTTCTTTTGAATCTAAGATTAGCTTGTGCTCTAGCAAGAGCACCATCTGCCCATGCTTTCTCTTCAGCATCTCTAGCAGCTTCTTCTTCTGCCGTAAACTGCACTATGTTTCCATTTATGTTATGATATCTTGGCATTGTTTTTCCTTATTATTATTAATTAATTCCGTATAAAACTATATTCCCACTATCTATATTTCCTGTGTCCATCTTGAATTGTACTGCATCTATTGCACTTGTTGTATTTCCATATCCAGCAACATGATGGTCAAGTGCATAATCAACTCCGCTAGCGTGATTCATTGTACTTGCGGTTCTGCCAATAAAATGCTTAACGTGTGAAGTATTCGAGGGGTCAAATAAATGTAAAAAACCTGAACAACCATGATCGTTGTCATTCCCACCTGACCATAAAAGACGTTGAAAATTTGTACTTTGTGCTAAATCAGAAGAGGTAACATAATAAAGTTGTGTATCAGAACCATCTTCATTATGATAAGCAGTAAAAAATGATGACGTTTTTGTAATATTATAATTTGAGCCAGAGTCAGAACTTAAATTAAATAAAAACTCTGCATCGTTAGTCGCTGGGTGCATATTAAAAAAATAAAAAATATATTCCTTGTAAGTATTATCTAATACAACTGAACTAGAACCATCAACAAATGATAAAGTTGCAGAACTAGAAGCTGTTAATTTTTTAATAAGTGTCATAGAACCACCAGTAACATTACCAAAACTAGTTACATTTTTTACTGCATTATTATTTAATTTTACAATACTCATTAGCTGTCCTTAATTCCATAGAGTTTAATTGTGCCTGAATCTATATTACCAGAGTTCATTCTAAAAATAATTGCATCGACTGCAGAAGTAGTATTTGCATATCCAGCTACATAATATTCAACAATACCACTTGCTTCATTATAAGGTGCTCTTATTATAAAATGTTTTACAAAAGTTGTAGATGATGGGTTAAATAAAAGCATTTCTCCACAAAAAGATTCATCACTATCTATTCCTATATTATTTGCAATTTTTTGATCTCCTGTACCATTTGCTAAATCATTTCCAGTTTGATAGCTTAGTGCAGCTCCACTATCATTTTCAGCATGATATGATTGAAAAACAGTTGAAGTTTTAGATACATTGTAGTTTGATCCAGTATCAGCTGATAAATTAAAATATAAATGTTCTTGTTCTGATGGATGTATATTAATAAACTTAAATAAATAAATAGGATATGTATTATCTAAAACTACATCTGAACTTCCATCTACAAATGACAATGTAGAGCTAGAACTAGCAGTTAAAGTTTTAATATGTGTCATAGCACCTGAAGAGACACTAGCAGCACTTGTTATACCGCTTATACTATTATTGTTATATTTAACTAATGCCATATAATTTAAAAACTCCTGAGTCTATATTACCTGATGAAAATTTAAATTGAACTCCATCAATCGCAGTTGTGGTGTTACAATAACCACCAACATAAAATATTTGACTATTATTTCCTGAATCATAATTATTTGTTTTAGCAATAAAATGTTTTACAAATGTCGTTGATGATGGTTCAAATAAATGCAAAGTTCCACTTACACACTGATCATTGTCTGCTCCTACTGATTCTCCGAGATTTTGAAAATTTGTAGATTGTGCTAAATCATTACTTGCTTTATATTCTAAAACATTACCAGAATCATCTTCGTTAAGATTTGCAAGAAAAACTGAAGTTGTTTTAGTAGCATCATAAGCTGTGCTTCCATCTCTAAAATTAACTTGAAAATTTG